AAAATTGTAATTGTGCTACAATGGTTCCCTTAAATAAAATAAATTTACCAAAATTTACAACTGTTGACAAACAAGTGCAACCAACACCAGCCGAAGTGCTAAGCCCTGAACAGTTAGCAGTTTTTAACGCTTTACCACTTAAAAAAGCTACTTTAGTAGATTTTGCCCCTCGTGATGCTTTTTTACCAATTCCAATAATACCATTTGAAAATTGTTTAAATTGTAATACGACAATGGTAGCTAGTATTAAAGGAATTTCAAAAAATTATATATGCTAATGATGACAAAGTACACACCTTTTTTTATTCAGTATGACACGCCGCAATCGATACCAACTAATTGCAATAGTATTATATTTATTAATCTTGGCACTACTACTGCTTTAATTGAAAACGTTACCCTGGCGCCAACGCAATCTTTTACAATTGATGGTAATTCATGCGAATATACTGATGCAACAATTCAAATAAATTTTACGGGTGCTGGTAATAATAATTTGGTAGTAGTTAAAAAAGTATTCTAATATGAAATATAGTAGTAGCGTAAACAATTATCGGGAAACACCTTATATAGTATCGGATACTTTTGCTAATAAGGTAAATTATACAGCTACAATAAAAGGCGCTATTTATTTTGCGATAGATGGCGCAAGTTTAAATGAACCGTCTATATTTCAAGCTAATGGTACTATCTGGGTGCCGGTTGGTGGTTATGGTATCGGAACGGATGCAACTTTGCAGGATGTTACAACTAATGGTAAAACAACAAACCAGGGGATTACTGTTACGGCTGGTGGAGTAAGTACAAATACATTAACAGTAACAAGTTTAACGCCAAAATCAATACCTTTTGTTGGTACGGCTGATTTAATTACTGAAGATAATACTAACCTAGTTTGGGATAATGTTAATAAGTGGATTGGTATTCAAACAAATGTACCAACGGCGGAGGTAGATATTCACACAACTACTGCAACACCAACCATTGTTATTAATAATACCGCTGGTTTAGCTTCTCGGATAGGTTTTCAAAATACTAATGTTTCTAAATGGACTATCGGAAACAGTGCTATTAATACTTTTAATTTTTATAACAGTGTTTTAGCTTCAATTGCAGCTTATTTTGATGGTGCAAATAATAATGCTGTTTTTAATGGAACTATAACGGGAAATACTACTATAACAGCCGTTGAAAGGTTAAATAGTGGTACAACGGGTTTTTTTTTAAAACAAAATAGCGGTGCAACATCTAACGGTTATACGGGAATAGGTACTTCAACAACGGGAGCTACTGAATTAATGAATTTTCAATGGGCGGTTGGTACACAAGCAAATTTATATTTTAGTAATGCTGCAACTTGGGCTTATACTTTTCCTAATGCAAATGGAACTATTGCTTTAACTTCTAATTTATCTAGTTATTTGCCTTTGGCTGGTGGTACTTTAACGGGTACTTTAAACGGTACAAGTGGCTTATTTAGTAGTAATGTAAATGTAAATGGTTTAGCAACTTCAGCTAATTACAAATTAGGGGTTACGGGAGCCGCTTTTATTGGTGGAACTAATAATAAAGGAATATTTATTACTGATGGGGCTTCATATGCTTCAATAGTAGGATTAAATAGTGCTATATCAGCTTATAATAGTGTAGAATTAAGGGCAAGTGGTACCGATGGGCAATTATTTTTACATTCAAGCGGTAGGGTTTCTATAAATTCAACAACAGACGATACAGTTAATCAATTACAAGTAACGGGAAGCGCAATAATAAACGGCGCAGCTTTAAGTTTGAAAGCTGATTCAACACAACCATTTTTAAAAATTGAAAGAACGGGAACAGGTGTAAGAAGTTATTATTGGGGTATAAATGGTGGTAGTACTTTATTTTTACAGGATGAAACAGGCGGAATTACTAGAATAACTATAACGTCCCTTGGTGTAATAACTTTGACTGGGGATGTTTCAGTAACAGGAACGCTTGGAAGTGGTGCATTGACATCATCTAGTGCAAATATTACAAATTTAGCTGGTACAGGATCAAGAGCCGTTTTAGCAGATGCAAGCGGCAATTTAAGTGCGCCGGTATCGGATCAATCAATAAAAGAAAATATACAACCTTTGCAATATGGTTTAGATACCATAATGAAATTGAATCCCGTACAATTTGAATATATTGATACGTATAAAAATTATGGTGAAGGTTTACAAATTGGTAATATAGCGCAAGATGTTGAAAAAATTATACCTGAAGCCGTTTTTGTTACATTGTCAACGGGTTTAAAGGGTATTGATTATAACCAATTTAATGGTATATATATTAAAGCAATACAAGACCAGCAAAAAATTATAGAAGGTTTAATTGAACGTATTGAACAACTAGAAAACAAATATTAATATGAAACAAATTCAACTTGTAATATTTCCTTTAAATTTAGGAACTGCAATTTTTTTAAATTGTGTAGGTAGTGATAATTTTAGCAGCAGCGTTATTATTTATTACCAATTATTAAGCGCAGAAAATGCAACGTTACAAAGTGGTAATTTAAATATGAAGGGCGCAGATTACGAAAGTTATAACACAAGTAATAACGGTAATCAATTTATTTATGATTGGTCGGCTGCTCAATTAGGTGTAACATTAATTTAATATAATGATCTTAAATATTGAAAATGTCTTTTATTTTATCAGTTTGTTGGGTTCTATTCTCTTTGTCGGTTCATGGTACGGGAGTACTAAAAAGAAATTATCGGAAATAGAAACCGATTTAAAAGAGGTTAAAAATGATAAATACGAGATTATAGATAAATTAGCCAGGATAGAAACAAAATTAGATTATATAACTAAACAATAAGTTATGAAAAATTGGAAAACAACCGTTGGCGGTATATTAGCCGCTAGTTCTGAAGTTATACCCGTAAATAGTGGTATCCAGCAATTAATTAGGGCGCTTGGTTTATTATTACTTGGATGGGCTGCAAAGGATCATACTATTACATTAAATGAAAAAGCAAAGTAAAAATATAATTGTTTTAGTCGTGTTAGGAGTATTAATAGCAACTTTAAAAAGTAAAGCTAGTACATTGTACGCTAGCGCCCTTAATTTTATAAAAATTAAAGAGGGTGGCTTATATCTTAAAGCTTACCAGGATAGCGGCGGCGTTTGGACTATTGGCTGGGGTTCTACGTATGATTTTGACAAGCAAAGGAAAGTACTACCAGGTGATAAGATAACCCAAGCACAAGCCCAAAAATGGCTAGAAATGGAAACTTCAAAGGATGCTGCTGAAATAAAAAAATTAGTTAAGCCCTATTTAAATAGTAATCAATTAAACGCTTTAATAAGTTTTACTTATAATGTTGGTATAAATGCTTTTAAAAATAGTACTATGCTTAAATTATTAAACGCTAGAGCAGATAAACAAACAGTTGCAAACGAGTTTGATCGATGGATTTACGACAATGGCGTAAAAGTTCAGGGGCTAATTAATAGGCGTATTGCGGAAAAAAAGTTATTTTTGTCATAGTTTTAGTTTTGAGGATATATAGAGATTCAAACGGGGCGTTTCTACGCACCCGTTTTTTTTTGTTAATTATTAAAATAAATTAGGTAATATAAAATAAATTATATAATCTTTGTTTATTCTATTTATTCACTTTAAAACTAAAACAATGATTAAAGCTACCTTTAGGTTCTTTTACGGAACCGACGAAAATCGAATTTTGTATGTTTACACGATTGAATTAAATTCCCTTTTTTTTAGCGCTGCATTTGTCGAAACAACTAATATTATTAGTTTTTTACAAACTGCTGGATGCAATATTTTAGACGTTAAATTAACTGAATGCCCTATTTTATAGGGCTATTTTTTTTTACCTTTAAATTAAAAAAAATGGATTATTACGCATACAAAGGGTACACAATTATTTATTACCCAAAAACAAAAATTTATTTAATTTACCCTTTTAACAAAGAATTTAAAACTTTAAAGTCTGCAAAGGCTTGGATTGAATATTTAACCCTCTAAACTAAAAAAAATGAAATTATCTGAAACAAACAAAGATATTATTATCGTAATTATATTGATCATTATTGCCCTATTAATGGACAGTATAATCGACTTTTAAATGGTAAACGATCCTATGTACATTGAATTGTACAAAAACGCCTATAAACGGGGTTACGATCCACCTAAAGAGCAAATTTTATTTTCCATCCAGGGGCAAAACGTTGGTTCAATTCAAAATTATTGTATTATAAGCGGATTGCCTAAAAGTGGAAAATCAACTTTTACTACGTCTATCGTTGCAAGTGCTTTTAATACTTACGATATTTTTGGAATAAAGTTGCAAACTTTACCAGGTAGAAATAAAATTTTATATATTGATACGGAAAGTTCGGAATATGATTATTATAAACATATGACCAGGATAAAAGACGTTGCAAATAAAATGGAATTACCTTTATTTTTTGATTCTTTTTGTTTGAGAAAGGAAAGCCCCGAAACCATTAAATTAATGATCCAGGCATATGTTGAAAATACGCCCGAATGTAGCATAATTATATTAGATGGTTTATTGGATATTGTAATGAATTACAACGATGAAATTGAATGTAGAAAGGTCGTAAATTGGATAAAAGAAATTACAACCGTAAACAATTTATTATTAATTGGAATATTGCACACGGGTAAAAATGAAGGAAAAACATTAGGACACCTGGGAAGCAATACGGATCGATGGGCACAAAGTACATTAGCAGTAAAAAAAGAAGAAAACGGATCTTTTACCTTAGAACCTAAATTTTTGCGAAGTTCGGGCGGTTTTACGCCGATTCAAATACAGTATTCTATTGATGACAATAAATTTATACAAATAAATTCAACGGTACAAGATAGCAATAAAATAAAGCATTTTAGCAATTATTCTGATCAGGAGCACAACAATATTTTAAATATTATTTTTGAAAAAGAAAAATATTTTACCTATGAAAATTTAATTGTAGAAATTTCAAAAATTGAAAAAAGGGGAATAAATTTTAGTAAAAGTTATATAAAATTTTTTAAAGAAAAAAGTTATATTATTAAAAATTCACACAATGAATACACCGATTATAGAAAACAAATTTAAAATTATGACAAATTACGAAAAAAAAAAGATGCAAATTTTGCTTTATTTAATGAAGTATTACATACAAATAAAAAGCATAAAAGAGAAACTAAAAAGCAGAAAAAAGAAAGAATAGAAATACGTTTATTTACAATAATAAACAGTATTCAAAATAATATAATTGCAATAAAAAAACATAAAAAACGTGCTGGATTATAGATTTAATTCCACCACGTTTTTTAATTTTAACCTTTTTCAACACAAAAATAATAAAAATATGTTACAAACAAAATATTTTACTGCAATTTTTTTTGATGGGCAAAAAAAAGCCTACAAATATCGAAATATTAAAAATGATTATCGTTCGCTGGAATCCTTTGCCGCATTCGCTTTGAGCAAAAAAGCAGTTGAAATAAATTACTATTGCAAAGAAACAAAAAACTTTTCTCATAAGGTCTTTTTTAAAGGTGAAAAAGTTTAAATTATAAATATTTACTTTTTTGTTAATTTAACCCTAATTTTTAGGGTTTTTTTTATGCCTTTTTTACCCTAATTTTTGGGTATGTTTTACCACCGAACGGCTACGGAACGGGCGGAACGGGCCCCCCCCTAAAGGGGGGCCCGTTACCCTTCGCCCGTTCCACACCTAGCCGTGAAAAAAAAAATAAATTTGTTAGATCAAAATTTTTTGCTAATTTGCATTAACCTTTTTCAACTTTTTCAATTTTTAAACTTTTTTTTGATGAACAAAATTTTTGTTGTTGGTTTAGCTCTTTTGGGATGGATCGGATACAAAAAATATATTTTGGCAAAAAAAGTAAACATTAAATTAAAAGATTTTGGATTTAACGGAGGTACTTTTTTAAATCCAATTATTAACGTTAAATTAGAAGTTGAAAACCCAACCGACACAACTACCAACATTCAAAAAATTACGGGCGAAATAATTTTGCAAAATAAAATTATTGGAACAGTTTACCAGGACTTAAACCAAAAAATTTTAGCAAATCAAAAAACAATTATAAATTTTGATGTGCAATTAAATTTGGAAAATGCAGCAATAATTTTAATACAAAATAAATTTAAAAATCAAACAATTGATTTAAAAGGAAATTTGATTATTGATTTTATTTATTTTCCTTTTAATTATTCAATCCAATTACCTTAAATGAATTTACTAGCACAATTGGATAGTTTTAACAATAATCAAAAAATTATTAGTTATAATCAAAGTACTTCGGATATTATAAACGCAATTTTAAAGCAACATAATAAAAGTTTTAGCGATTACGATAAATTATATTATTTTTTTGATCAAGGTACTTATGTAGCAACTGCAAAAAAAGTATTTAGTTATTTAAAAAATAATATAAAATATAAAATTGAACCCGACAATTTGCAAACAGTCAAAACACCTTCGGCAATTTTAGCCACGGGTAAAACAACGGGATCAGATTGCAAAAATTATAGTTTATTTTTTGCTGGTATTATGGATGCTTACCGAAGAAATACGGGCGAAAATTTTGAATTATGTTTTAGGTTTGCAAGTTATGACGGCTCAAATATACCCGAACACGTTTTTGTAGTTATTAATCCAGGTACAAACGACGAAATTTGGTGTGATGCAGTATTAAGTTATTTTAATGAAAAAAAGGAACCCAATTATTATAAAGATAAAAAAATAAAAAACATGGCATTAATGGCACTAAGTGGAATAAATAAACAACCACAAATGAACGGCGTTTTAGATGTTATACAGTCGGGAGCTTCACTTGTTCCAGGTGGTGAAAGCATTTCCGCTCTTATTGGACTTGTAAGCAGTTTGTTTGCTGGTCATTCAGACAGTTATATACTAGATCACGCAATTATAGATCGAGATTGGAATAAAGCCATGGGGGTTTTTTTATCCTGGTACCAACAAGTCGGATTTGATATAACCAAAAAACCCTGGCGCGGAACGGGTACGGATCAAGGCGTTTCTAAAGAAGTACCACAACCATATATATCAATACCTAGATTTGAATGGATGCCGCTTGTATGGCAGCAAACTAGAAATGTAGAATTTGGTAATTTAATTAATGAAGCAATAAAGCAAGGTAAATTAAATAGTAAATATTTTATTAACAGTAAAGGCGAAATGGCTCCTGAAAGTAGTATTTTAACAAATTTATTTGGTGGTGGTAAAACAACACCAGGCGCACCAGGTGCAAGCGGTGGAATATCAACTACTATGTTAATTGGTGGAGTTGCTGCTGCTGGTTTAATTGCTTTTTTAATATTTAAAAAGAAATAAAAATGACTGCTTTACAAACAATTATAAAGGAAGCTAAAAGTTTACGGAATAAATACCCAAAACGTTTTAGCAAATGGACTGACTACGTTAAACAAGCTTCTGCAATATATGCCGCAAAGCATAAAGGAAAAAGCCCCGTAGGAAAAAAGAAAGTAGTAAAAAAGAAAGTTGCAAAAAAGAAAATAGTTAAAAAAGCAATTAATAAAAAAAGAATAGCAAAAAAATCTATTGCAAAAAAACCTACTGAAAAAGTAATTTTAAAAAAAGTACATTCAGCAAAAACAACTTCAAAAAATTTATTTAACAAATTAGATAAATTAGATGAAGCCCAACATAAACACATGATGGGTAAAATTGGAAATATTAGTTTAGACCAATATAAACAAGGTAATATTGATTTATTTAGATGGAATGTAATATTAAAAAATTTACAAAATCAAAAAATAACAGAAACAAAAAGTTTGAGACCACAAATAAATAAAAATATTATTTTAGTAAAAAAACAAATAAAAGAATTAAAAATTCATCTAAAAGAATTAAAAAAACTAATTTAAACTTTTTCACCTTTATTAATAACATAAAAAAAATAAAAATGGCACGTAGAAAAAAGCACACCAAGAAAGTTACACGCAGAAGGAAAAGCCGTAAAATGGGCGCCGCTACAAGTGGAATTACAAATGCATTATTTACAGTCGTAGGTGGCGTAGCTGCTAGATTTGTAAGCAACACAATTAATGGCACTACCTTAGACGCAAGTTATAAAGGATATGTTGCAGCCGCTGCACCAATTGCAGTTGGTTTATTTTTACCTAGATTTATAAAATCTGATATGGGTAAAGCATTAGGAACGGGTATGATTGCCGTTGGTGGTCTTGAACTTGTACAAAGCACGGGCGTACTTGCTGGTATGTCAGGATTTCCCGTAATTGCTGGTTACAATCGTATGATGGCTTTAGCGCCATCCATGCAAAACACCAGGGGAGTAATTGCTGGAATGGACACACGCAGCGCGGCAATACTTGCTGGGTAATTTAAAAAAAAATTAATTAAAATTTAAAATTAAAAAAATGGCAAATCAAATTGGAAGTCGTTTAGTATTCGAAAACGCAAAAAGTTTTATTCAAAGTCAGGGTTACGATGTTAGCCAGGCAGTATTAACACAATCATACGTAAGAAGTGAAGTTGCATTGTCTGCAAGTGTAACAAATTACAGGTTACCAATTGTTATAAATGATGTTACCAACGGGGTTGCTTTTGCGACGGAACGTCGCGTCCAACTTCAAGATGTTCATGTTTGCTCATCCGTTTTTATTGGTCTAGCTTGCCCGTCAAGTGCAACCGATACTGCATTCCCTTTGTTATCTTACCCGTCAACTTCAAACGGTCAATTTAACGGAGCTGAACAAGATGCTTTATATACTTTTTACAATGGTTTTTTGACTATGCAAGTTAATAATCAAAATATTTTACCAGCTTTTGATATATACCGTTCTTATTTTGTGCCACAAACACAAGGCGGTATCGGTATCACTGCGCAAACAAATTTCCCAATTGACCAGGTAGACGGAAGCGAGAACGGATTTTATCCCGTTGAACCCAATCTTTTGTTAAATGGTGCTGCTAATATCGTAGCGAATTTGATTTTACCAGCCGCAATATCAACGGTAAAGGCTAATAGTAGGATTGTTTGTATTTTCCGCACTATTTTAGCTCAAAACGTTACTAGCGTTAAATAAATTAGCCCATAGATCAATGGGACTCCTTGCTCGGTGGGTGCAATACGCCGAGCCTTTAATATAAAAATTTCAACAAATGCCAAGTTTAAAAAGATACGAAGCGGTTGAGGTAGCAATTCCAACGGGTTCAACTAATACTAGATTTTACTTTCCTGATTTGCCTAACCTTAGAAACGCGATGATTCAGGCAGTACAATTATATACTGCTGGTTCGTTTTCTGCAACCCCTAACACGGGTTCGACAATGGTAACGGAGGCAGATCTTAAAAAAAGTTTTTTAACCTTATATAGTGGTGATTTACAGTTAATTTATAACGCCCCTTTATTAGCTTTTAATAACATTATTAGTTCTGCAACGCCTAATCCATATACCAACAGTTTGCCTGATATTGATAATATGGTTATCAGTTGGACAAAAAGTTATATTTCACTGTCTAGCGCTGCTGGTACTACGGGTGTAGCTTATGCTTTTGGAGTTTATTATCAATTGTAAAAAAAATATTAAAAATGGCAGTATTTAAACCTGAATTACATAGACTAGAGGATGTTCTTGATTATTATGAACAATCCCCAGCAACAAATTATAAAATATTTGCTGGCACAAGTCCTAAGGCTGAGTACTGCCGTTTTTATTTTGATGAGGATGAAAAAGAAATAGGATTGCAAAAATTAGCGGATGCTTTAAGGGCTATCCAGCAAAATATTGACAATACCAACCCTTATATTTTGCAATTGATAGAAAAAAAGAAAGTTGTAAAAGGTAAGGAAAACGAAAATTTAACGCAAATAGTTTTCCAGCTTAATAAAGCTGAAAGATATTTACCAATGATTGCTGGTATGCAAAATCAACAACCAAACGACAATTTTAACCGATTAATGGAAAAAATGATCGAAGGTCAAAACATGATTATTTCAAAACTTAGTGCGCAAGAATTTGACGAAGATATGGAAGATCAAAAACCTAAAGGGTTTGGATCAATACTTGAAAATGAACAGTTTCAACAAATGGCAATTGGGGCGCTGGGATTAATAATAAATAAATTTGCTGGTCAACAAAATAACGTTACTGCTTTAGCTGGTATTCCTGGCGATAATACGCAAAAAGACAAAGCTTTGGCAGCAATTGAAATATTAAGTAATAAAGATGAAAATTTTGGTGATCATTTAATGTACTTAGCAAATATAGATGATAGTACATATAAAATGCTTTTGGGCTTTATGAAATAAATTTATGCCAATAACACAAGAAAATAAAAAATTATTAACCTATTTGGGTATTGGGTTTGCTGCTTATTTATTGGTATTAAAGCCAATATTTCAAGCTTTAGGATTACAAAAAAGCCCTGAAGAATTAGCAAAGTCAAAAAGTGATGCTGCAAATATTGCAGATATTCAAAAAACTTTGTCTAGTCAAGGAATTGTATTGAGTAAAAGTAAAGCGGAGTGGGATATTATAGCGGACACTATTTATAATGACTTAAAGTATTCTGCAATTGCAGATAATAAAGCAGATGCTGGCTATCAAGTGGCAAGGGTGAAAAATGATGCAGATATTTTGTATTTAATTCAAAGTTTTGGTAAAAGGCAGGAAAATTTATTTGGCGTTTCTAGTGGTTCACCAATGACCTTACCCGAATTTATTACTAGCAATTTAAGCCAATCAAATATTAATTTAATTAATGATAATTATACCCGTAAAGGAATGAAATTTAAATTTTAAAAAATGAAAAAATCAAATTACGTAATTATAGGGGTGGTTATTATTGCAGCGATTTTTTTCTTTAAAAATAAAGCTGCTAAAAAAATGGTTTCTGTTCCAACACCAACACCCGTACCCGTTTTTGTTTATCCACCTGGAATAAGCGAAGGAATGCGCGTAGTGGCTTCAAATGGTGATGGTACTCAATTTTTAATACAAAACGGTAAAAAATACGGTATTACATTACAACAATGGACTGCTAGGGGTTTTGATCCTTATGTTATAATTGATAGTAGAATTTTAGATTTAGTTCCAAACGGCGGTTTATTAAATGCTGGTGCATAATGAAAAAAAAGAAAGGATATATAACTATTTTATTATTATTAATTGGCGTTTATGCTTTTGCAAAAAAGAAAAAGCCTAAAAGTTATATTAATGTAAATGAAACATTAAAAGTAAAAGTATATCCTAAAATTGGAACTACTGTTTATGATAATGATTTAAGTACACCTATTTACACCTTTAGAAATAGTATTGAAGTTTTTATTATTGAAGAGGATAAAATTTTAGAAAATACAAAAATTACTTTTACTGCTAATAATCAAATTAAAACGGGATGGATTGGCGCACAAAATTTAATATATAAATAATATGCAAACAAAAGATTTAATAATGTACGGCGCAATAGTATATTTATTTTTAATGCTTAGAAAAAAGCAAAATTGTAATTGTGCTACAATGGTTCCCTTAAATAAAATAAGTTTACCAAAATTTACAACTGTTGACAAACAAGTGCAACCAACACCAGCCGAAGTGCTAAGCCCTGAACAGTTAGCAGTTTTTAACGCTTTACCACTTAAAAAAGCTACTTTAGTAGATTTTGCCCCT